CGTTAGAATAGTAAATTACGGTGTTTGCAGCCGTCAAAGTAATGCCATAGCCGCCCGTAGCCGGCGTTCCAACAATAAACCGACACTTAGGGTCGGACTGAAATTTCTTAATATTGGGTTGTCTTTCATCTTGTGGTGTTAATCCAAAATAATCAACCACGGATCCCGGACCATATTCCTTAACAATTTCTTTAATAATATTATTTATATCATGTTGGTAATGAGCCCAAATAATGGCTTTGCCTTCCATTTCAGATAATATGTCCATTAACTCACTAACTCTATTATTAGCAATTTTTTGAATGGTTCCATCATCTGCAGTAAAATGACCACATGTAATTTGATGCAATCTCATTAACTGAGTAAGAACAGTCATAGTTGTTGCTTGTTTACCATTTAACATAGCAAGAGCAGTCTCTTTCATTTGAGTATAAATTTTTCTTTGGTCTGGTGTTAAAGTAATTTGTCTTTTAGTCCAATTTTTAGGAGGTAAATCTAAACAATCTTCTTTTAATACTCTATATGAAAATCCTTTTAATTGTTCTGATAATTCACCAAGATTTTTAAATTTATCAACAACTTGTATAGATCTTCCACGAACATGCATAGTTTTCATTTCTGCGTATCTATTTCTAAACGCATAATAAGAAGTAAAGTCCAATAACCACGGACTTAAAAATTCACACTGCGAATATAAATCTAAGGGATTTTTAGTAACAGGAGATCCTGTCATAATTCTTCTATATTTAGTTTTAATAGATAAAGTAAGAATATTTCTAGTTCTTTTTGCACTAGGATTTTTAATAGTTGTAGATTCATCAATGGCCATTAAAGTATTATGGCTATTTATAAATTTTGCCGCAAAATCAGTTCCTTTAGTGGTGCTTAGTGCCTCAACATTCATAATTAAAATATGAAGAGCAGTTTCTGTTTCAAATAAAGTATCTAATTTTTCTTGTTGACCTTTAGTAATATTTGGTTGCCATAATACGGTCACATTGTCTATATGACTGGGTAAATGAGTTGGAAGTTCTTGATTATACCATGTTCCTACAACGCCTTTAGGAGCAACAATTAAAAGACCATCTATTTTGCCTTTATCATAAAGCATAGCAGCATTATCAATTAATACTTTAGTTTTACCTGTACCCATTTCTAAAAAATAAGCATAACTTTCTCTGTTCCATGACTTTTCTAACGCGGTCATTTGATGCGCGTACGGTTTTGTTTTAAATTTATAATTCATAATCTTCTTTCTAGTTGACAAGATAACAATCAATCACTATATTGTCAAGTATGAAAGAAAAAATAGTTTACGTTATACAAGAAATTCCAGGTACCCAATCAGGCAAGCCTAAAATAAATATTATGGGCGCGTCTAAATATGGAGAGTTTAAATTTTTATTACCAGAATTTTCTCAAATAATTTTTTCTCCAGGTCCCTTAATTTTTAAATTAAGAAAATCTTTAAAAGATTACAGACCAGAGGATTATTTATTATTGACAGGTGATCCTGCAATTATAGGTGTGGCATGCTCTATTGTTTCTGACATGACAAACGGTAAATACAACTTATTAAAATGGGATAAACAAGAAAGACAATATTATCCTATTGAAATAAACTTATACGAGAAAGGAAAAATAGATGAGTAGTATTAATTTTGAAGAGGACCAAGCAAAGGTCATAACTAAAACAGACAATATTCAATCTTTAGCTGATCAAGTTGAACGATTGGAAAATCTTAATCAAGAAGTAAAAAAAGACGAGGAAGATTTAAAACAGAAGAAAAAAAATTTAGAACATATATCAGGAGAAGTGATTCCAACCATGATGGCTGAGATGGGTTTGTCCCATCTTAAACTTATGGATGGATCTTCTGTAGATGTTAAACCAAATTATAGCGCCAACATCACTATAGCAAATAGAGATGCAGCGTTTAAATGGCTTCGTGATAATGGACTAGGAGATATAATCAAAAATGAGATATCCGTATCTTTTGGTCGCAACGAAGATAACAAGGCAGCTGATTATGCTGTTCTTGCACAAGAGCGTGGGTTTCAGCCAACACAAAAGTTGAAGGTTGAGCCCATGACTCTTAAAGCGCTAGTTCGGGAGCGTATTGAGGCGGGTAAGGAACTGCCTACCGAGCTTTTCAACGTATTCGTTGGAAATAAAACAACAATAAAAAGGAAACAATAAACATGAACCAAGTACAAAGAAAAGAAGAAGCAGGCGCATTGTCAACGAATTTATTCGAAGCTGATGCAAATGCTGGCTCTCAGAATATGACGCAAGAAGATCTTGCATTACCATTTCTGAAAGTTTTGGGACAATTATCTCCAGAAGTTAATAAACAGAATGCCAAGTTTATTAATGGTGCAGAACCTGGAATGATTGTAAACACAGTGACTAAAGAACTTCATGATGGAGCGAAAGGTATAAATGTTATACCGGTCCATTATGAAAGACAATATGTCGAATGGCAGGACAGAGGTCAAACTGGAAATGCTCCTGTAGCAATCCATAGTGCAGACAGTGATATTGTGAGTACAACTACTCGTGATAAATCTTGGAAGGATAGATTACCTAACGGTAATTATCTAGAAAACACTGCTAATCACTTTGTGATTCTTATGGGTAAAAGTCCATCAACAGCATTGATATCTATGAAGGCTACTCAATTAAAGATTAGTCGTAAATGGAATTCAATTATGATGGGTCTAAAGCTACAAGGTAAAAACGGCTTATTCACACCGCCAACATACAGCCACATTTATAATCTAAAAACTGTTCAGATGTCGAATGACAAAGGAACATGGTTTGGATGGGATGTATCAAAAGTTGGTCCGGTTACAGATAAAGGTGTTTATGAAATTGCTAAAAGCTTTGCTGAAAAAAACAGCAAGGGTCAAGTAAAAGTAAAACACGGATCTGACGAATCAAAAACCGATACACCATACTAACAGTATCCTAGGAGACGGGCGCTGAAGCGAGAGTGGAGGCGCCTGTTTAAATTATATGATTGAGAAATTTAAAAATATATTTAAAGGATTAGAACGAGCCCATGGTTGTACTAAAGTCGCTGCGCCAACAGAAAACGGTGTTAAGGTAAAAGGACAATCTTTTGTAGTACGTCAACCAGTGACAGATGATCTCTGGAAAATACATTTAAGTGGTACACAAAGTTTAGGAATTATTCCAATTAATGAAGATAATAAATGTGTATGGGGGTGTGTAGATATAGATTCTTATGCAGGTTTTGATCACAAAAAATTAATCGATAAAATAAAAAATTATAATCTACCACTGGTGGTGTGTAGATCAAAGAGTGGCGGAGCACACGTCTTTCTGTTTACCACAGACTCGGTATCAGCAGAAAGAATGAGAGACAAACTTACAGAAATAAAAACATTACTAGGATACGGCGGATCAGAAGTCTTTCCAAAACAAATTCAATTAAAATCGCAAGATGATACAGGAAATTTCCTTAACTTACCATACTTTAATGGTGATAATACAACAAGATATGCCTTTCTTGAAAATGGAAATGCTGCTAGTATGGATGGCTTTTATGGATTGTATGAAAGAAATAAACAGACACCAGATCAATTAAATAAAATAAAAATAGAAAGACCTAAATCAGAATATTCAGACGCACCACCATGCATAGAACTTATGTCTATGAATAAAATACCAGAGGGTGGACGAAATAATGCTATGTTTCATTTTGGTGTGTATGCTAAAAAGAAATGGCCAGCAGAGTGGAAGAGTAGAATTACAATGTTTAACATTGCAGCATCTACAAGTCCATTAAGTGAATCAGAAGTAGATATAATTAAAAGACAACACGATAAAAAAGATTGGGGATATAAATGTAATGATACTCCGATGTGTAATCTATGTGATAAAAAATTATGTAGAAGTAGAAAATTTGGAATTGGAGAAGAAATTGTATTTCCAGCATTAACGGACTTACAAAAAATTAAATTAGAAAAACCATACTATTATTTAAATGTAGATGGTGAGCGATTACACTTAGAAAATGTAAAATTTTTAAAACAACAAAGTTTGTTTCAAGAAGCATGTATGGAACAATTAGATTTTAAACCACCAACCGTTAAGCCTAAAGACTGGGACATGATTATAAATCCATTGATGAAGAACCACGAACCTGTGGAACCACCAGAAGGTGTAACAACAGCAGATCAATTAAGAAATCATTTAGAGGAGTTTTGTTTAAATAGACATATTGGTTCTGATATTAATGATCTTAAAAAAGGTTCAGTATGGAATCATGAGGGTTATCATCATTTTGTATTTAGTCAGTTTTATAGTAAATTTTTAATAAGACAGAGATGGGATGTAAATTATTCTAGAACAGCACAGATGTTAAAAGAAACATGCAGTTGTGAAGACAAAAGAATTGGTAAAGATAAAATGTCAGTATTTAGAGTTAAACAATTTGACAAAAGAAAAGATGATTATGTTCAAAAAGAATTGAAACCGAAGGATGTGTTCTAATGAAACTAAGGTGTTTTATTGAAAGCTTTATTGATGTAGGTAGTGGATTAATTTTAGCAATCTTAATTCAATTATATATATTTCCGTTCTTTGGTTTATATCCAACGATATGGGATAGTATTCACATTGCATTAATATTTACTGTAGTTTCTATTATTAGATCAGCAATATGGAGAAATTTTTTTAGAAAAATATGAAAACAATAGTATTAGGACCACCAGGCACTGGCAAGACAACGACATTATTAAATAAAGTAGATGATTATTTAAAAGAAACTGATCCAGATAGAGTTGGTTATTTTGCTTTTACACAAAAAGCTGCGTATCACGCCAGAGACGAAGCAATAAAAAAATTTAATTTAACTGAGGATGATCTTCCATATTTTAGAACACTACACTCATTAGCATTTAGAAAACTTGGTCTTAAAAAAGATCAAGTCATGCAATCAAGACACTATAAAGATCTTGGAAAAAAACTAGGATTTCCAGTCTCGTATGCAGAACATCAAGAAGATCATGGTATATTTACTTCTGATAGTGAGTATTTACAAATAATTCAATTGGCTCAACTAAGAAATATAACTCCTGAACAACAATATGAAAAACAAGAACACACTCAGGATCTAGAAAGAGATAAGTTAAGAGTTATATATAATGAATTAAAAAGATATAAAAAAGAATACAACTTAATAGATTTTAATGACATGATTTTAAATTTTATTAAGTCCGATTTATCCCCTAAATTTGATGTAATCTTTATTGATGAAGCACAAGATTTGTCTTTAATGCAATGGGACATGACAAAAACTATTTGGAATAAAACAGAAGATACTTTTATAGCAGGAGATGATGATCAGGCTATATTTAAATGGGCTGGCGCTGATGTAGATTCTTTTATAGCTTTACAAGATCAGATGATTAATCTTCCATTAATACAATCACATAGAATACCTATTAAAGTTCACAAATTAGTAATGGGAATTGTAAATAAAATTAAATATAGAATAGATAAAACATGGCACCCTAAAACTAATGAAGGAAGTTTACACCGACATTTTAATATTGATTCAGTAGATATGTCCTCTGGTGAATGGTTGGTATTAGCTAGAACTAAACACATGTTAAAAGAAATAGAGGACACTTTATATCGTAAAGGTTTATATTATGAAACTCGGCATAAGCGTAGTTATGAAAAGGATATTCAAGAAGCTGCTATAAACTGGGAACATTTAAGACAAGGACAACTTTTAAATTATAAACAAATAGAAAAAATTTATGGTTATATGTCTCCTGAACATAGTGATAAAATATTTATGCAGGGAATGACCAAAGGAACCTTTTATGGCATTGATCAACTCACTAAAGATTTTGGATTAAAAACTAAAAAAGTTTGGTTCGAAGCATTTGATGATGCAGGTTCACGACGCATAGAATATTTAAGAAAGATGCGAGCCAATGGTGAACAGTTAAATAAAAAACCAAGAATAGAATTATCCACAATACATGCAGCTAAAGGTGGTGAATCACAAAACGTAGTGCTTCTTACTGATCTTACTAAAACAACATTAGATACTTATGAAAAAAATCCTGATGATGAGAATAGATTATTTTATGTAGGTGCCACACGTACAAAAGAAAATTTACACATTATAGAACCCAAACAATATAACAAAGGATTTATTATATGAGCGACGTTTATGAAAAACAAATTGGAGGATCTCACTACCAGTCTATGGTCATTCAGCCATCAGAATTTATAAATAAAAATAACTTGCCCTTTGCAGAAGGAAACGCTATAAAATATTTATGCAGACACAAACAGAAAGGACAAAAACAAGACTTGGAAAAAGCAATTCACTACTGTCAGATGGCAATCGATAGAGACTATCCAGAAAAAAAAGACTTTTTAGAGGAAGCCGAGAAAGAAAAAAAAGAATTAGAAGAATCTTACCAAGAATCAAAACGACAAGCCGAAGAACGTAAACCAAAAGATAAACCAAACTCATGGGGGATAATTAATAAATGATGCAAATGCCACTTTTTAAACCACAAACAGAATGGTTGCCACCAGAAGAATTTCCAGATCTATCTAAATATAATGAAATTTCAATAGACCTAGAAACTAAAGACCCTAATTTAAATATAAGTAGAGGCTCTGGTTCTGTTGTAGGAGTAGGAGAAATTGTCGGAATAGCCGTAGCCGTTAAAAATTGGTGTGGTTATTATCCAATTGCTCACGAAGGTGGTGGTAATATGGACAGAACTAAAGTTCTTAAATGGTTTCAGGCTGTATTAAATACACCAGCCACAAAAATATTTCACAACGCCATGTATGACGTTTGTTGGATACGAGCGCTCGGTTTAAGTATCAGCGGTAAAATAGTGGACACGATGATTGCATCGGCCCTTGTTGATGAAAATCAAATGCGCTATGACTTAAACAACTGTTCTAAAAGATACACTGGAAAAGGAAAGAATGAAACAGATTTATATGCTGCTGCAAAAGATTGGGGTGTTGACGCCAAGGCAGAAATGTATAAACTACCTGCCATTTATGTTGGCGCATACGCAGAAAAAGATGCAGAGATAACATTAGAACTTTGGCAAGAACTTAAAAAAGAAATAGCTCTTCAAGATATAAATTCAATTATGGATATGGAAACAGAATTGTTTCCTTGTCTAGTTGATATGAAATTTAAAGGCGTTCGCGTCGATGTGGAAGAAGCGAATAAATTGAAAACCAAATTACTTGAACAAGAAAAACAATCATTATACCAAGTAAAAAAAGAAACAGGAATAGATGTCCAAATATGGGCAGCAAGATCAATTGGTAAAGTTTTTGATAAACTGAATTTAGACTACGACACCACTGAGAAAACATCTGCACCTTCCTTTACTAAAAATTTTTTAGCGAATCACCCCCACCCACTAGTGAAACACATTGCCCGGGCTCGTGAGATAAATAAAGCCCATACCACATTCATTGATACCATATTAAAACATTCTTACAAAGGAAGAATACATGCAGAAATTAACCAGCTAAGAGGAGATAATGGCGGAACTGTGACAGGAAGATTTTCGTATTCAAATCCAAATTTACAGCAAATTCCAGCCAGAAACAAAGATCTTGGACCAGCTATTAGGTCATTATTTATACCCGAGGAGGGCCATACATGGGGTTGTTTTGACTATTCTCAGCAAGAGCCTAGGTTGGTAGTGCATTATGCAACTTTACAGAATCTCTATGGAGTGGGCGATGTATTGGAAGCGTATCGCGAAGGCGATGCTGATTTTCATGACATTGTCGCTGATATGGCAGAGATACCTAGATCGCAGGCCAAGACTATAAACCTTGGTCTGTTCTATGGTATGGGAAAAAATAAATTACAAGCTGAGTTAGGAGTAAGCAAAGAAAAAGCTGAAGGATTATTTAAACAGTATCATTCTAAAGTTCCATTTGTAAAACAACTTATGGATAACGTAATGCGTCGTGCAGAAGATTCTGGAAAAATTAGAACGTTACTTGGAAGATTGTGTCGCTTTCATTTATGGGAACCCAATCAATTTGGAATTCATAAAGCATTGCCACATGATGCAGCACTCAGGGAACACGGACCAGGGATCAAACGTGCATTCACTTACAAAGCATTAAATAAATTAATTCAAGGATCAGCTGCCGACATGACAAAGAAAGCAATGCTAGAATTACATAAAGAAGGAATTATACCACACATACAAGTTCATGATGAATTAGATATATCTGTTCAAGATGAACAACAAGCAAAACTAATAAAAAGTGTTATGGAAGACGCTGTTTCACTTGAAGTTCCTAATAAAGTAGACTATGAATCTGGACCAAATTGGGGTACAATAAAATAAACAAAGAGGAGAAAATTATGGAAAAAATAAAACAAATTTGGACATTAGCGCAAGCTCATCCAAAAGTAGCAGTTGCTGCAGTAGTGGTAGTTGTTGCTATATATTTTTTAGTAACGTAAGGAATATATGATACATGGCTTATTTAAATGCAAACATTCCAATGATCTATTCACAGATCAAAAGAGAATATCTTTATGATCTCAAAGAACATCATGGAGAAGTGGAAGACTGCATTATCTTTGGCCTGGCATCAATTACAGGGCGTCCCATACTCTTTCATGCAATTATGGAAAACGGTGCTGTATTCTATAGGCTACCGATATCCGCTTTCATTCAAAGAGGGTTTAAAGCAGACAAAGTTCCTAGGATGCGACTTGATGAGCTGGAGCTTTGGAATTGCTTTAGTTACTATCCTAGTGTTACTACTTTTGATCTCTTAGAAGGAAGTTCAGGAAAGTTTTTTGGAAAAGATAAGAAAAAACATCCTGGTGCATATCTTTTTACAGTTGACTGGGCGCACCCAGAGAGTAATATAGTAGATACTGATCATTCAGAAATTCCGCACGAACATAAGTGCGCTCACATTCTCGCTTTAGAGAATGGAAATTATGCAGCACAACCTAACAATCGTATTCTTTGGGATATTCCTTCGTTTACAGTAAAGGACGAAGTACCAGATTGGAAGGTACAAACTTCTGAATGGAATGTAGAAGATAGTCGTAAGTGGAAAACAGAAGATACCGATAGGTTCTTCTATGATATTGAGGAAAAGAAAAATGATTAAAAAATTAATAGAAAAAATTTTTGGTAAATTTTGTAAATGTGAAAAAGACGAACATCTACAATTATATGAAGATGTTCCAGAACCAGAAGTGCCAGTGGAAGAAGAAAAAATTCAATGCAACGAACATTCAAGATTTAAAAAATCTTGTCCTACCTGTGTTGAGGCAGCCAAGTAATGAAAAAATGTGAGAATTGTAATTGTGATTGTCACTGTAGTGGAGATATTCATGGAGATGTTTATGGAGAATGCACGTGTCAAAATTGTAAATGTCGTGAAGTAAAAGATGAGCCCGAAGGTCTTGTTATTGATGAGACTGGAGAATGCGAATCGTGTCAATAGGAGGTAAAGTGAATTATTATTTTACAGGAATACTAATTATATTATTAGTTCTATTTGCTTTATTGGTACCAGCATATCCAGACACTACACAAACCAACGTAAGTGGGTCCAACACTGCAATTGAAGGTGGGTACGACTCAACTACTACAACTACGTATCAGTCCGGATCCGAATCTACATCAACAACTAACAACACTACAAATTCAGATATAAGATCATCACCACCACAAGCAGCGGCTCCATCATATAATTCTATGACACAAGACGTGTGCGCCGTAGGAATTTCTGCAGGTATACAAACTTTTGGAATCGGTGTTAGCGGTGGTAAACATGTAATAGATAAAAATTGTGAACGATTAAAGTTAGCAAGAATTTTAAACGATTTTGGTATGCGTGTGGCAGCCGTGGCTATTCTCTGCCAAGATGAGCGTGTTTTTGAATCAATGATACAAGCGGGAACTCCCTGTCCAATTTCTGGAAAAATTGGTAAAGATGCTTTAGCTTTATGGACTAAATATGATCATGAAAGACCTGATTATAATACATATGTTAAACGTATGAAGGATAGAGAAAAAAAAGAAAAAGAAATAATTAAAAAAACAGCATTAGCTGAAAAGAAAAGACTTGAAAAAGAAGCTAAAACGACTGAAGAATTTGAAAAAGCAGATAAACAAAAAGCTAAAGAAGATCTTAAAAATTTAAAAAACGTTAGATAATGCCTAGACCGGTACGAAAGTGGATAGTAAAATTAAGAATGTGGTATGCAGACCTAAGAGGCCATCATGGTAAAAGATGGGACTATGAACCTTCTGAAAATTATATGGGTAAGAAAAAAAAATGGACAGATCGAAAATAAAAATTCTATTAATACTTTTCTTTTCTTGTTATTTAGTTATTAGCTGCATTGCATCTAAAGCAAATTCTGAAGAAACAACAACAAATAATTTAATTAGTCAAGACTTCTCTACGGGCTGGTCTGGCACTGCTACTCAAAGGCATGGCAACAGCACTGTTGCTGCTGTTAATAATACATATATTAAGTCTGATGATGTAAGTTTAAAAGATGATGCTAATTTAACAGAAGCACAATTACAAGATGGTTTTACATCAAATCATACTTTTAAATATTGGCATTGGAATAATTATAATTCTACAGTTACTTCAACAGTAACAGTAACTGGGGCAGATGGTGAAGCAACAACACAAATTAGGACATATAGTTCTACGGGTTGTGGTTATATTAACTGTGGCAGTTATCAATCTGGATCTGATAATTTGTCTATATCTAGAAGCACTCAAACAGACTTTGACATTAATGTAAGATATGATTTTACAGACACTTCCAATAGCACAAGTCACTATTCAGTAGATTTAAAACAACCATCTCTTACAGTTACATATGAATCAGAACCCATAGATCAATCTATTCAAGATGAAATAAATGAGATTTTTGAAGATTTACAAGAAGAAGTTTTTGAAGATATAGAGGAATTTACCTTTGAAGAAGAAACCTTTACTTTTAATGAAGAACCCCAGTTTGAGATGGAAGTGGAAATGGAAATGGAAACATTTACATTTGCAGAAGAATTTGTAGAGGATTTTTTTATGGAAATGGATGAAGAATTCTTTATGGAAGCCGAAAGCATGGAATTTGAAGATGGACCAATGTTTGAATTTGTAGACACAGAAATGGAGGAAATATATGAAGAAACAAACGAAATCGTTGCAACATTCTTACCGATGGTTTCTGAAGAAGAGGAATTTTCACCTACGGAAACGTTCACGACGGAGACATTTGAAGAAGAAGTAATAGAAGAAGAGCCTATGATGACTGAAACTTTTCAAGAAGAAGAAATGATTGAAGAAGAGCCTATGATGACTGAGACATTTGAAGAGGAAGAAATGCCTGAAGAATCTACAGAAATGGCTGAAGAAGAAGTAATGGAAGAAGAAAACACTGAAATGGCTAAAGAAGAAGAGGTTGAAGAAGAGTCTACAGAAATGGTAGAAGCAGAGAATGAAGAAACGTTCGAAGAAGAAGCACAAGAAGAGAAATCTACTAGCGAAACTACTACAGCATCCACTGTTCAGAGCAAGAAGCTTGCCAAACAAAAAAAAATACAACAGAAAAAAGCTATCGTCAAAAATCTCGCTAAAATAATGGATAAAGTTGACAAGGACGTTAAGGATATTGCTAAAAATTTAGCTATTAAGAATATTATAAAAATGGAAGCAATGACAAGTGAACAAGCATCACTAGCCATGTATCAAAATGCAGTATTTTATAAGCCAAAAGACATATATTTAGATCAATTAAATATCTTTGATCCTAGGCAATTATACCCAAATACTAGCCTTGCAAGTTATGTTGATAATGATAAGATGGTTATTAAAGCTAAGAAACTTAATAAACTAAAAATTAAGAAACAAAAGCTTTTAATGGAATTGAAGGAGTTAAAAGATGGCTAATTTCAACGAACGAATTTTCAAAGATGGTGGGAAAAAACCATTTCGAAAAAATCATAAATATTTACGAAGAGATATGGTAAAACCATTTACAGGCAAGATAAAAGAAAAATCACCAGAGCTAATAGAACGACAAAAACGTTTTGTCAAACCTAAATATTTTCCATTACCAACACTAGTTGAAAAAAGACCACCTAAAAGACCACCTAAAAAAGGTGGCGGAATTGCACAACGTGGTCTAGGAAGAGCTTTTAATAAAGGCGGAAAAGTCTAATGGCTGATAAAAAATTTAACATAAAAGACCAACTAGCAGGAATTGCTGCATTGATAGCAGCCATCGTTGCAATTGGTGGTGGCTTTGTTAAATATGGAGAAATTACAACTAAATTAGAAAATTTAGAAACAGCATCAAAAACAGTAGATTTATCTATTGTTGCTGTACTTGAAGAAAAAATTCAACAATTAGAATCTCATGAACATGAACATGATCACGAACACGGTCATACTAAAATATTAGTCAATGAAAAAGAAATTGAATTATTAAAAGTTCAAATAGAAGAAATTAAGGAATCTACGTCAAACCCACTATCAAACTAATATGAAAAAAATACTGTTAATATTATCATTACTTGCATTTACTTCCTGCGCTGCGATAGGACCCAAATGTACTTATACTCAAGAAGGAACTAAAATTTCTTCATGGATTTGGTTTACCAAAGAAGTACCTACGGATTTAAGCAAAGATAATTGTAACTAATGTTTAGTGACATTAACATCAAAACTGAAATAGTTAATGGAACATGTCCTACTTGTACTTGTGATACAATTCTAGTATCAGTTGCACGAGATCAATTTAGATGTATCACTTGTGGTACAGATTTAAGACAACACATTAATGGTAAAATTTCATACATTCCACATATAAATGACCCTAAACATATAAAATTCGAAACATCTAAAAATGGCTAAGAAAAAGCCGTTATATGGAGTTAGTAATTATAAGAAAGATAAGCCTAGAAAACGACCTGGACGTCACAAAAAGAAAAGAAATAAACATGAGAAAAGAATGGGTAAATATCGTGGAAAAAGTAAAAAAAAATAGTTGACAAATATCCTCTGATATCCTATATTACATTAAAGGCTCCTGGGTATGAGCCTTAATAATAACTGCCCACATAGAAAGATGAACATATTTTTTTTAGATAAAGATCCTAAAATCGCTGCACAGTTGCAGTGTGATAAACATGTAGTTAAAATGGTGCTGGAAACAGCACAAATGCTATCTACTGCAGCACGTAAACGTGGTTTTGAGTTAGGCTATAAGTCAGCTTATCCAAAGCATCCTATGACGCTATGGATTAGCGAATCACCACATAATTACTCATGGGCCATAAAACACGGTCTTGCTCTAGGTACAGAATATCAATTACGTTATCACAAAGTACACAAATCACACGAAGTAATCAAAGAATTAGCTATGCTAGATAGTGGAGACGCTACACAAATGACCAAACCACCACAATGTATGCCCGATGAATATAAATGTGATGACTACGTACAATCTTATCGTAACTACTATGTAGGCGACAAAAAGCGTTTTGCACGGTACACGAACCGAACAACACCGGAGTTTATGCAATGAAAAAAGCAACAATAATTGCTAAAGGTGCATCTGTTAAACAGTGGTCCGATTTAATGTTAGAATTAAATCTAATGAAAAAATCATGGCATCGTTA